GGAGCTTATTTCTACTGCAGACAGCCACTATCCAAGCCCAGAGTCATTCAAAGATCGCGAATTGTACAAGCGTCTAGGTTTTCTTAACCGCGCTAACAAGCCAGAATGGTTAAGTTCTGAACTGCCGATTGATGTTGACGAGATGGGTATGGAGTTGTATCCAAAGAATGGCGATCAGATGTGGGATTCCTACAAGAAATACTCTGAAGAGTGCCAAGTTGTTTACGACGACGATTTGGTGTATGATTCTATTGTGAAGACACACTTTATCGCTCACGAACGCATCGAAGATTTCATGCCAGACGATACAGTTCGTCTACCTGATTTTGTCGTACCCGAAGGCGAGACTGCAGATGAGGCTTTGCTTAAGATTTCTATTAGCTGTCTTCGCGATATGGGTTTGGATAATGATGAAGAATACACAGAAAGGCTGCGTCACGAATTGAATGTGATTATTGATAGGGGTTTTTCAAAATACTTCCTGACTATGAAAGCAATTGCGGACAAAGCAAATGAGAATATGCTTTCTGGCCCTGGACGCGGCTCGGCAGCTGGATCCCTTGTGGCTTACGTCTTGGGTATCACGCAAGTTGATCCTATAAAGTATGGTCTCCTGTTCAGCCGCTTTCTTCGCTCTGATGCCACTGACTATCCAGATATTGATTATGACGTCAGCGATGCGTTTGGACTAAAGGAGATTCTAGCGGAGGAGTGGGGAGAGTCAACTGTTGTTCCTATTTCTAATTACAACACTTTGCAGCTGCGCTCTTTGATCAAGGACATCGGTAAATTTTACGAAGTACCTTTTACTGAAGTTAACAAAGTCACGAATGTGATGGTAAGAGAGGCAACTCCAGGCGCCAAGGCCAAGAATGGAATCAAGGCAGGACTCTATGTTCCGACTTTTGAAGAGGTCATGGAGTTTTCTGATAGCCTGCAAAGCTTCCTTAAGAAATACCCACACATCAAAACTCACGTCGAAGCCTTGTATGGACAAGTAAGGTCTGTTAGTCGTCATGCAGGCGGTGTCGTAATTGGAGAGAACTTAGATAAGCACATGCCCTTGATTAATCGCGGTGGAGTAATTCAGACGCCTTGGGCTGAAGGCCAAAACGTAAGGCATTTAGAGCCTTTGGGTTTCATTAAGTTTGATCTTTTGGGTCTATCAACGCTGGAGATGATCGAATCTGCGATCGGTCATATTCTTAAGAGGTACGAGGGCGTGGAAGATCCGACCTTTGAAGATATTAGCGAGTATTATAATAAGGTTCTCCACCCGGATGTCTTAGACTTAAACGACAAAGAAGTTTATGATAATATCTTCGGTGAAGGAAAGTTTGTTGGAGTCTTTCAGTTCACTAATGACGGAGCGCAAAGGTTCTGCAAGAGCGCAAAACCTAAAGATATTATTGACATTTCTGCAATTACATCTATTTATAGGCCAGGGCCTCTAAGCGCCAACGTTGATAAGCTTTATGCCAAGGCAAAGAACAATCCAGGTGATATTCGTTATGTAAATGATATTGTAAAGGGAGTGACAGAAGAGACGGCAGGCTTTCTAATCTTTCAAGAGCAAATTGCATTGTTGGCGCACAAGTTGGGCGACAACATCTCCCTAGAAGAGGGTAATAAGCTAAGGAAGCTTTTAACTAAAAAAGGTACGGGAAAAGGACATGAACAAAAAGATGAGATTAAGGACAAGTTTATTCGAGGTTGCGTACAAAACTCCATCGATAGAGCCACAGCTAGCCAAATTTGGCAGAATTTTGAATATTTCTCTGGATATGGGTTTAATAAGTCTCATGCTGTTTCTTATTCTATCCTATCATACCAGTGTGCTTGGCTTCTAAACTACTATCCTGAGTGCTGGACAGCGGCATTTTTAGATAAAGAACCTGAATCAAGAAAAGAGTCAGCAATTAGTTTAGCTAAAAAGTATGGATTTAGTATTGCTGCTTTGGATATCAACACTTCTGGTAAGCAATGGGAAATTAGCGAAGATGGTAAGACTCTAATTCAACCTTTAAGTTCGATTAAGGGATTGGGCGACAAAGCTATTGAGCAAATAGTAGCACATCGCCCATATGAGAAAATAGAAGATCTTCTTTTCAACGCGGATATAACTTATTCAAAGCTGAATAAGAAAGCTTTGAACGTGTTGTGTCTTAGCGGAGCCTTAGATGGCCTCATGGATGATCGCTTCTCGGGCTTAAAGCATTTTTGGGCATCAGTCGTCGACGATAGGCCAAAGAACAATAAGAAGTTTAAGGAGCATGTTGAGATCTATGAATCGATGGGAGATTTCACAAAAGCTGAAAGAATTACGCACATTAGTTCTTTAACTGGTATATTCCCTTTTGAACTAGTGATGGATGATGAAATTGTTGAAAGCTTAGATAGACATCTAGTTCCTCCCCTAGGTAGTTGGGATCCTAAATTGGGTGTTGCATGGTTTGTTCCGCGTGAAATAGTGCGTAAAAAAACCAAAAACGGTAAGCCTTACTGGATTCTTAATGTTATTGATACAACATCTGAGATTACAAAAATTAGGTGCTGGGGCATCAGAGATTCCGATCAGATTCAGCTTAATCGCCCTTACATGGCAAAATTAGACTACAATGAAACCTGGGGCTTTTCTACACGATCCATGTACCACAATTTTAAATTATTGGGATAATTTGTCACTTTAAATCTATTTAAGTTAGCAGATTCATTTGCAAAAGGAGAATATTATGCCCGGTCCAAAGAAACGTAGAGATAGAAGACATGAAGCTGAGCAGGCAGCCAAGCGCAAAGCCGAAGAGGCAAGCAAGAAGGCCGCCCCTGCGCCTAAGCCCGCACCGGCAAAGCCTGAGCCTGAGCCCCAGCCGGCCCCAGAGCCCGCCGCCGAGCCTGCTGCAGCTGCACCCGCTAAAAAGTCGCGTAGAAAAAGAAGTCTTTTTAACAAAAAAGAAGAATAGTTCTTGACTTTTAAGTTTTCGATAGTATAATAATAGAAGAATGGGAAGCTTAAAAAGAAAAATGGCACGAAAGAAAAAGAAGCGTGCGGAAAAAGAACTAGAAAGTAAGATAGGACTTTTTAATAAACTAGGTGACGAATGCTTGGTATGTCAAAAAGCCTTTGATAAAACCTCAAAGGAGCAAGTCCAAACTTGGAATGTGGTTGTTCGTCGCGACAAGGGACAGGTGCGCCTATATTGTCCAGAGTGCTGGAAAAAAGCACAAGATTTCATAAAGCAAATGGAAAAAAATGAAGAAAGTAATAGCCCTTAGTGGCGGATTCGATCCTCCGAACGCTGGTCATACAGCAATGATATTGGATGCTGCAAAGATTGCAGATGTGATAATCATCTTAAACAGCAATGAATGGTGCGGCAGGAGAAGATGGAACGATAAGCATTTCGTCGATTGGGAACTGAGAAAAAACATACTCATGGAAATACCCGGAGTAGTTGATGTTATACCAGTCGACGACACAGACGATACAGTTTGTTCAGCTCTAAGAGAACTTAAGCCAGATTTCTTTGGAAATGGGGGCAATAGATCAGTAGAGAATACACCAGAAGTCGACTTGTGCAGGGAATTGAATATAGGCACAGTTTGGTTTCTGGGTAATACGGTCAGCGATGAGGCTGAGCAAACCATATCAGATGCAATTAAAAAAGCAAAAGGGAATTTATAAATGATAATTGAGTATAAGAAAAAGAGAGCTTTGGCCAATGCGCCGACTAGATCAAATCCAAGTGATGCTGGACTAGATGTATATTATTGCCCTAAAGATGCGATGGTTTCGTCTTGCTCAATCAAGCCTGGAGAGAATATGTTACTACCAACAGGTTTAAGCTTCGGCGTACCGCATGGGTATATGTTACAAGTATGCAATCGATCTAGCATGGGAGCAAAACGCTCTCTTGTTGTAGGTGCGCACATAGTTGACAGCGGATACGATGGAGAGGTGTTTATCGATCTTCACAACATCGGCTCTGAGACTCAATATATCGAACGCGGAGCGAAGATTGCTCAACTAGTGATGGTTCCGGTGGTTCATTTTCGCGCCCAAGAAGTAACAGAGACCAGTCTTTATCGCGATGATATATCAATGTCAAACCGCGGCGACGGAGCATTGGGCAGTACAGATGTAAGAAGAGTTCACCCCTTGAATGGCCAGCACGGTGGCGGGTTTTAATGAAGATTAATAAAGAAGAGTGGCGTCAGATGATTGGCTTAGCTGACGCGGATGAGCGCTCAATACGTGGAATAAGTAAAAGCAAATCAAAATCAGTCGATCACCCAGAACATTATAACTCTGGAAAGATTGAGGCGATCGAAGTTATTGAAGATTGGAAGTTGGATTTTCACTGTGGCAATGCTCTTAAATACATTGCCAGGCACAAACATAAAGGAAAATCCAACGAAGACATTGAGAAAGCTATTTGGTATCTGCAAAGATATTTAGAGACTTTGAATGATGAGTAAGTGGTTTACGGGCGCTGGAGAGAGCATAGAATTTGATGAGATAGTTGCCATTGTAAAAAACCACGCAAAAGCTGACGGCACAATTTATGTTGGTAGTGATAGTTTCTTGCATAAAAGAGAATGTGTTTTTTCATCTGCAATATGTTTACGCAATGCAGAAGGACAGCACGGTGGAAGATACTTTATAAAACGCAATATCTTCAAGTCAGAGAGATTTAAAACATTAATGGTTAGAATCATGGCAGAGGTTCAGACTTCGATTGATGTTGGGATGGAGTTGTTGCATTTCTGTCCTCAAATAAATATTGAATTGCACCTAGATGTCAGCAGTTCAAATAAAAATACAAAAACTAGCAAGTTTTCAGACATGCTAGTTGGATATGCCAAGGGTAATGGTTTCGAGTGCAAAGTTAAACCAGATGCTTTCGTAGCATCATCCATAGCAGACAAGCATTCTAAATAAGGAGAAGAGATGCAAGAGGGATTATCATACGATGATGTTTTGTTGGTGCCACAATTTAGCGATATTGAAAGTAGGTCGCAGGTTGATATAGGCAGCGATCTAGACGAAAATATACATTTAAAGCTGCCGGTTATTTCAAGTCCAATGGATACGATTACCGAGAGTCGAATGGCTTTGTCCATGGACAAGATGGGTGGCTTAGGAATAATTCATAGATATGATGAAGTTGAAGAACAAGTACGAAAACTGGCATATGCTCTTGCATTGAATTCGGAAATGAAAGTTGCCGCCGCCATCGGCATGACTGATGATTTCGAAATGCGAGCCATGGCGCTTCGCTCAGTTGGTGCTCAAGTTTTATGTGTCGACGTTGCACATGGACACCATTCTGTTATGGAGCGCTGCCTCAAGACTCTTAAAGATCGCTTTGCCGAGTCTGTGCATATTATGGCTGGCAACGTCGCGACCTTGGAAGGTTTTGATGCTTTAGCCTCTTGGGGTGCTGATTCGATTCGTGTTGGCATAGGTGGAGGATCAATTTGTTCTACTAGATTGGTGACCGGTCATGGCATGCCGACTTTTCAGAGTCTTTTAGAGATCTCCAAGACTACTTATAGTTCAAAGATTATTGCCGATGGTGGCATAAAAACTACCGGAGATATGATCAAGGCATATGCAGCTGGTGCAGATTTTGTCATGATCGGATCAATGCTAGCCGGTACCGAGGAGACTCCGGGTGAAACCTTTTCTAGTAACACAGGGAAAAAGTATAAAGTATACAGAGGTATGGCCTCAGCAGACGCACAAATCGACTGGAGAGGCAAATCTTCAACGCCAGAAGGAATATCAACTACCGTTCCGTATAAAGGAAGTGTTGAAGATATCCTTGAAAACATTGGTGGCGGTATTCGCAGCGGCCTTTCTTATTCAGGTGTACGCAACTTGTCAGAGCTTCGATGTAAAGCAAATTTCCTACGACAGACAAATTCAAGTCAAGTAGAAAGTAACACACATATTTTGGGGAGGAACAAATGAAAGATCCTACAATTCCAGACCCAAAGACAAGAAAGAAATTCATGTTCTATGATACTGAAAAGCGACAAGCTGACTTGAGAATACGCTTGCGTCACGATGGTATGAATCAATCTCATTTCTTTCGCGCGATGATAACTGGATATCTGAACAATGATGAAGATATAATTTCTTATTTAGATCGCTATAAGGGAGAGAATAGTATACAAGGGGTGAACAAAAGATCTGCCTCATCACGACTCCTTAAGAAAGGAGAGGAGACTAAAAAAGTTTTTGGTTTGAACGAAAATGATATTGAAGATATGTTTGATATTATAGCCCAGGAGCACCCGGATCTATGAAATGTTTGGAAACTTGTAGAAAACTAAATGTGTCATGTCCGGTAAAAGAGTGTCGATCTTGGGTTGATTATGATGAAGACAGAAATTGTGTACACGAGACAGTATCAAAGCACGGACCTCTAACTTTGAGAGAAACTTCCGAACGCTTGGGGGTTAGTTTTGTGCGAATCAAGCAGATTGAAGAAAAGGCATTAAAAAAACTAGGCAAAATGATCAAACCAGATACTATTTAGAATAGTAAAAAATGCATTTGTATCTTTTGCGTACTATTTAATTTAAACTGTAAAACCGTTTTTTAAAAGGAGAAAGAATTATGAAAAAGCGCTTACTTAAAGAAGAAACCACTCGTAGGTTTATGAAGTTGGCCAATTTACAGCCCTTAAACGAAGATTTCTTCCAAGAAGATGTCGTTAGTGAGAATGAAGTTCAAGAAGAGGGCATGGGTATGTATGAAGAAGATCCAGAAGTCGGAATGGACGCTGATCCCGCTCCAGACATGGACATGGCAGACCCAGAAGACGACATGTCTGCAAAAGACGGTGCATGCTCAGACGACGTTGTTTCTCTTGTTAACGCAGTTGCTGCAGCAATCGAGGACGCAACTGGCTGCAATATGACGGTCGCAAACGATGATCCAGGCGAGATGGACATGGATGCACCCGAGGGTGATGAAGAGCCAATGCTTGAGCAGGAATATACTTTAGAGGAAGAGACAGAGGTCACCGAAGAGAATCTCGAAGAAGCGCTAGCTAATGCTGACATTGAATTGGTTGATTCTGATAGAGAAGAATGGCTGGTTAACGAGACTTTGCGTAGAGTCACCAATAGGCTTATTGAAGCCAGCAAAAACAACTAATTGAATATTCTTTTAGTTAACTGAAACTTGAAAGCCTGTTAGAATCCTAACAGGCTTTTTATTTGGAGTTGTAGATGGAGTCAATGGATTTTACAATGTTGCAAGCGGTTTTTTGGTACGCAATGGGAATTATATCTTATAAAATTGTGGCCAAAGCGCTTAATATTACCATGGCTGCGACTATATTTAATGAAGCGCTGATTTCATCATTGTCGCTTCTTAAAAATGCTAGTGACAATTACGATTTAGTTAGTCAACAAAGCTTTGACAAGTTGTTGGAACTTGATGAAGAGAAAGCCAAGGAACAGATAGAAAAAGACAAACAGGCGTTACAATTTTGGCAGAGGTTAGTTGTCTTGAATATAAAAAACCTAACTCCCACAAGACTAAGGTCGATCACGACATTTAAAGATTGGCAAGGTGCGATGAAACACTTGAAAAAAGGAATAAAAAATGTTTAACGTTAGCAAAAAGAAAGAAAAGAAAGAAGAAAAAGAGGAAACAAAAGAAGAGTATGAGGCAATTAGCCTTTCTGATTTAAGTTCAGTGCTGACAGATGCTCCAAAACTAAGAATATTAGGAATATATGGAGATATCAACGAAGAAAGATGCTCAGAAGCAATTTATACTCTCAAGTATTTGACAGAATCAGGTTTAATGATGGCCGGAATAAGCAGCACAGAGGAAGAGGAAGTCGCACCTGAACCAATTGAATTTTGTATCTCGACATATGGAGGCGCCGCCATGGATATGTTTGCTGTTTATGATACCATGAGAGAAATTCGCAACGTTGTGCCGATACACACTGTAGGTATGGGAAAGGTTATGTCTGCTGGCGTACTTCTATTGGCAGCCGGCACCAAGGGTCAAAGAAAGATTGGCAAAAACTGCAGAGTGATGATCCATGGTGTGATATCGGGTCAACACGGCCACCTACACGACGTTGAAAATGAATTTGAAGAGGCGAAGATAACACAGAAACAATATGTTAAGGCCTTAGCTGCTGAAACAAACATGACCGAAGCACATCTACGAAAACTAATACAAAGAAAGACGAATGTATATATTGACGCAGAGGAAGCTGTTGAGTTAGGCATCGCTGATATAATCTACTAGAGGACAAAGCATGGGCTGGATAATTAATCGATACAACAAGAGATCTGCCAAGAGGCTTGGCTGGGATCCTTCATGGCTGGGTGTTGAGAAGTTCAACACTGAGCTTGAAAGAGAGGTGCGCAAGTTTCAACTTGAACATGATCTTAAGGTTGACGGAATGGTGGGCACTAATACTTTCAGGCGCATGCAGCTCCACCGCGAATCTGAACTGGATTCTCTTGAAGGGCTTAGTAATTTGATGATCAACGGAAAGCTGGTCCCGATCGCTTGGCCCAAAGTAAAAAGAGACATGCTTCCCTCAAAGTGTTACAAAACTTATAGAAAACAAAGAAAGCCGCATGTAATCGTAACGCATTGGGATGTTTGCACTTCAGCTGATTCTTGTAAGAGAGTCTTGGAGAAGAGAGGCATCTCTACACATTTTGTAATCGATAACGACGGAACAATTGTTCAGTTAGTTGACACCAATAATATTGCTTGGCACGCTAAGGGTTCAAACAACAATTCGATTGGTATTGATATTTCTAATGCCTACTATGTTAAGTACGGCTCACGCTATAAGAGAATGGGCCTGGAAGAGCGCCCAGTTTTATCAGACAGCAAGGTTCACGGTCGAACTTTAAAGCCGCATTTGGGCTATTATCCTGCGCAATTAGAGGCTTATAAAGTATTGATTGACTTTTTGAATAAGTGCCTGGATATTCCTTTAGAGTATCCCAAGAATGAAGATGGAAGTCTGTGTACTGGTGTTTTTCCTGACGCCGTTAAAGGAAGCTTCAAAGGAGTAATCAACCACTATAATTTAACCAGAAACAAAATTGATACTGCTGGTCTGAAAGTCGATGAAATTATTGAATCTATTAAGAAGGAAAGGAGCTAATTATAGTTATGAATTCAGAAAAAGAAATGCTAGATAGCAAAACTACCCCAAAATTAAATTTTGATTCTTTAATACAAATAATTGAAGAACAAATGTCAGTGTTTAATCTCTTGACCGAAGATGAGACCGCTACTATTGATTATTCTAACGTTAACATATCGTTGCCAACAATCAAAATTACAGAAGACTGGGGTAAGATGAATTCCAAAGACCGCGCAATCATCGAAGGTTTCACTAAACGTATCGGCGGAACTTCTTTAGAAGAAAAAATAGCTAGTATTAATAGTATTATAGCAGAAAAGAAAGAGGCTGCAAGTATTTCTGAAATCCTCTCTAGCATGGTCGTTTGTGAAATACTTTCTTCAATCATTAGAGAATTTACAGAATCAGCTGGTGGTTTTATTTTTGAGGGCTTTCTTGCTGGATTGTTTGGTGGCGAATCTGTGCAGATCACAGGACCAGAAGATATTGGCTCTGGTGCTTCAGGAAAGCCAATTACGGATGTGATTTTAAATAACAAACATTACTCTCTTAAACTTTTAGGCCAGACAACAGGTGTTAAAGGATCCTTTCGAAACATGGTTGAACATTTTGCTGATTATGATCATGTTATTTATCTTGATGCCCGCCGGATTAATCAAGACCAAGGCCTTGAATTTGGTGAGTTCTTAATCACCCTGCAGAACTTTTTGGATGTTTTCGTAACGCCGTTCTTAAGAGAGGTGACAACGAGAGGAGTAGAAATAGAGACAGCCACAGGTCTCAAACAGTTTCTTCAAAAATTAGATTCAGAAGGTAAGCCGGTTAAATTTATTAAGTTTAATAAAGTCGGTTTTGTCCCCGGCCAACGCGCTGGCGAATTTAAATTCTCACCGTCTGCTCCATCGAGGTTAAACGAGGTTGGTGTTCGCGGCGAAGATCTCAACAAAATCTTAAATAAAGTTATGCAGACGCCAGATGAAGATCTGCAGGAGTTCGCTCCATTTGTTATTAATCATGCTGATAGAAGATTCGAGGGCACAAAAGCGCAGAAGCTATTTGGTTCAATGGCCGTTGTTGACATCTTAAAAAGAAATATTGAATCTGGCGACAAAGACGCAATTATTGATTCTCTGAGACAGACAGCCGGCTACCAAGGCAAAGAGCAGTTTGAGTTTACAAGAGATCAGGCTGAAGAGATCCGTGGCTTTCGCTCCCTTGGAACCTTGATGATTGGCGAGCAATACATGAAGCAAACTTGGGCAGCATATGCCGATCTCTTGAAAGAAACTATCGGCCCTGTTTATGCAACACTTCAGACTTTTACTGGAAACGTAAATAATTATTTCTTAGCTACAACGGAAGAAGGGCAGAATAGAAAACAATTTGCTTTAGATGCAATTCAAGACGCAGAAAAGCTGCAGCAAGCAACCTCAAACGCTGTACAAGCAATTGATGGCGGTGCATCTGGAGGAGAAACGTATATGGATTATTCAGTTTCCCCTCCGACGCTTCGTAAAGGCTCTGGTTCATAATAAATTAATTAATTGACTTAAATAGTTATCGTTCTTATACTAATATGTGTAAGAATTAGAATACAGAAGCGAGGTCATATGTCTAAAAACTACCAGAACGGCAAAGATTTGCAGGTTCGTATAATCGATGGAGTAAATAAGCTAGCAGATAATGTAGCTTCTACCTTGGGACCTAAAGGTCGAAACGTTATACTGCATAGAAAAAATAATCCACCAATCATTACAAAAGATGGTGTGACTGTAGCTAATTTTGTGGAGCTTGAAGATTCTTTTGAGAATGTTGGCGCGCAAATAATCAAACAAGCTGCAGCGCAAACAAATTCCAAGGCCGGTGATGGTACAACCACGTCAACTGTACTAGCCCGAGCAATCCTTAATAACGCACAGAAATACCTAGCTGCAGGGGCTTCCCCGGTTGAACTTAAGCGAGGTATGGATAAAGCCGTAGAGTCGCTTCTAGAGCGCCTAGAGGGCATGTCACACCCCTTGTCTTCTACTGAAGACATAGAGCATGTGGCCACCATTTCTGCCAACGGAGATCAATCGATTGGAAAGATGATTGCCATGGCCGTCGATCAAGCTGGTAAAGATGGTTCAATTACTATTCAAGACGGCAAATCAATGGAGACTTCTGTCGATATTACAGAAGGATTTAGATTTGACTCTGGCTATTTTGCCTCTGCATTCATAACAAACGAAAGAAAGGCTGCTGTAGAGTACGATGATGCCTTGTTATTGGTCACCAATCACAAGATAGAATTGGTTGAAGATATTTTGCCTGTTCTAGAATTCGTCTCACGAGAAGGACGTCCCTTAATTATTGTTGCCGAGGAGGTCGAGGGCCAAGCACTCGCCGCATTAATTATGAACACTGTGCGAGGCACAATGAAGATCGCAGCTGTCAAGGCCCCGCGTTATGGCCAAGAGCGCAAGAAGATAATGGAAGACTTATCTATTTCTTGTGGCGCAACTTTTATTGGTCGGGATTCGGGAATTAAGCTGCAAGATGTAAAGTTAGAGAATCTTGGACGATGTAAAAAGATAGAGGTGCTAAAAAACTTTACCACTTTGATCAGTGGTAATTGTGATTGGCAACAAATTGACAAGAGAATTGAATCTTTAAAAGAAGAAATAAAGCAAACTGAAGATTCAGAGGAGTGCTTCAGGATTCAAGAAAGAATCTCACGACTTGCTAGCGGGGTAGCGGTCATAAGAGTTGGTGCTCCGACAGAGATTGAAATGATAGAGAAGAAGCATCGTATCGAAGATGCCTTGGAAGCTGTCAAATCAGCGCGCGAAGGCGGTATTGTTTCCGGTGGAGGCTCTGCTTTGGTTCGCTGCATGGACTTCGAGGTCGACACAGAAAACGAAGACCAGAGGCTTGGAACAGAAATTGTGCGTAAATCTTTAAGCGCTCCGCTTCGACAGATGGCTAGCAATGCAGGATTGAGCCCGGACCTAATAGTAGATACAGTTAGCAAGTCGCCAGAAGGCGAAGGCTGGGATTTTAACTCTGATGCACTGGTACCTATGTTAAGTGTGGGTATCATTGACCCCGTTAAGGTAACTTCTACTGCTCTGGTTAACGCAGTTTCGGTGGCCTCTACCTTAATAACAACTAACTATGCGATCGTTGAAGTATGAAGGGTGAAATAAAAATAGGACAACTTATTTATATACCTTCGAGTGTTAGCTTGCTTAAGTTTGCACGTTCTCATGACAAGAAAAATTCAATTGAATCAATCCCAGAAAAGTATTTTACCATCAAAGAGCCTTTGAATTTACTTGTTACTGAAATAGAGAATACGCACCCACGAAGGCTTTTGGGTGTACATTATCTAGGTGAAACTTGGTATGTAAACCAAAAAGATGTATATGGCTTGCAGGCAGAGATTTGAGCGAATACAAATACATATTATATTTGAAGAAAGAGTGTCCCTTTTGCATAAAAGCTGAGAATGTTTTATCACTCAAAGACATCCACTACAAAGCAATTTACTTTGATCAGAATGTTAAGATCCTTGAAGAATTAAAAGAGGCATATAATTGGTCGACTGTACCAATGGTCTTTCAGAAAAAAGAAAATGAATATACATTTGTGGGGGGTTATACAGACCTTTTAGAAAAACAGGATATCAATGAGCAACGAGAACAATAACAAGGTTTACTCTTTGCCTATCGTCGCACTAGAGGAATTATTAAGCGAGTGTAAAATTCAATTTGGCTTTTCGGAAGAATTGTTGTTTGAAAGCTTGCTGGAGGGAAAGAAGAACAAGGACATCATCGGACTTTTGTGTGAGTTTTATTCTTCATCCCGCGCGACCGAAAGACATTTAGAGAACGCATTGGAGAATTACATCGAAGAAGAAGATGAAGGTCAGGTTTATATAAGTTCTGATGTCATGATGATAGTAGAATCTGCGTTGATATCCAGATATCTGGTCTCAAAAGAGTTAGCAAGATATAATATTTCTTTAGCTATAAATTAATTTCTTGACTTTTGTAAAAGTGTGTTTATTCTTTAAACAAGACCCTCTTGCTGTAAGGAGAGGGTGTTTAAAACTTGCTTAAAAAGGAGAAAATATTATGACTACTACAACACTTACAACATATAGACCGAGCCTGTTAGGTCGGAACGTATTCGAGGATATCTTTGATTCAATGCTGGATTTTCCGCAATTGATGCAAAAGACAACACAGGGATATCCTGTGGCTGATATCTATCGCGAGGAGAATGGAAACACCGTAATGGAGTTTGCTTTGGCTGGCTTTAGAAAAGAAGATCTCTCAATCGAGATCAAGCCAGAGAATAAATCTATCACAGTTAGCGCTAAGAGTGAGAATATTACTGAACGCGAACGCCAGAGACGCGTCGCACGCCGTAATTTTTCTAAGACTTATGTCAATTATGACAGCAATTTAGACCTCAACGCCACGACGGCCGAGTTTGAGAATGGATTGCTCCGCTTGGTTGTCCCGCAAAGACCAGAGGCTAAGCCTTTACGCGTCGAAATTAAGTAGATTTGTAAATCTCATAAAAGGAAGTTTCGGCTTCCTTTTTTATTTACTTTTTGCGATAAGAAAGTATACTTATAAGTAAGCAGGTGCACCTGTTCTTTTGGTTACAAGGAAGAACCATATATGCCGAGATATGAAAAGGCTAAATATATCTCACTAGTGCTGGTATCTTATATCAGTATGTATATCTTTATCCAAGCCATAGTCACCACGCATGAGTTTGATTTTATAACGCAATTTGACTTGGCAATACCTTTCATGCCACAGCACATATGGATATACCATAGCATACTCCCTGTTATATTATTAACGATGTTTTCGCTAGTGCAGGCTCGGCAGTTATTTATCACAACTTTTTGGGCATGCGCAATTGCAACCGTAGTTTTGAATATATCTTATTTGTGTTTTCCGAGTTTTTATCCCAGACCAGAGTTTGAGGTCAATACAATATCGGAAGCACTAGTGCATTTAACTAGGAAGATAGATGCGTCTCATAACACTTTTCCATCTGGTCATGTTACATTTGCATGGATTATGTTTTTAGGGGCCATAAAGACTAGGTTAGCTAGTCGAGTGGAGGGTCTCAAGGCCTTATACCTTTTGTGGGCTATAGGCATTGCTTTGTCAACTCTGACTCTAAAGCAACATTATTTGATAGATGTTATATCTGGAATTACACTAGCTTACATAAGTTTTTATGTTTCTGCGGCTTTTGTAAGGACGAGACTGATGTCTAAGTCCTAGTTAAATAAAGATGTATAACTTAATTACAAATAAGACACGACTTGAAAAGCCGTGCGTCAAAGCGTCCCCGGAGGAAGGAGAGCGCATAGGAAAGATTTTGCTTAGTGCGCTATCTGGTCACAAAAATGGTGTCGGATTGGCGGCAAATCAAATCGGAATCAACAAAAGAGTATGTGTTGTGAACGTTAACAAGCCGATTGTTTTGGTAAATCCAAAAATTGCTGGCCATTTTGGAAAGTTTTTGTTTAAAGAGGGTTGTCTTTCTTTCCCTGGAGATTATATTGTTACTGAAAGATTCACAGATATCGCTGTGAAAGCTGACAACCATGCAACTATGTTGTATTTTAGTGCGAGAGACAGTGCGCTAGAGTGCGTCTGTGTGCAGCATGAAATAGATCACTTGAATGGTATCACCATGTATGAAAGACAAAAAGGAGAAATAGATGGCGAAGATTAATACGAAAGGAAATAGCTATACACCAAAAAAGACATCTCAGGGTAGCGGTGTCTATACTCGGTCTCCACACTCCGGCGGCGAGACCTTTTACAACAATCACAGGTCAGGTACTACTCCAAACCGCGCCCGCCGCCGCAAAAAACCTTATAGGGGCCAAGGAAGATGAGCCATCGTGAACAAGAATTAGAAGATCTAAAAGAAAGATATGATATTTTAATTCTAACTGTTCACGATATGAATGATTTGATTCATGAATTACGCGAAGAAAATCAAGAACTTAAGAGGATCTTAGAGGAGATAGAAAATGGGGGAGAGTGAGAGACCGTTCGTTCAAATCCCCTTGCCTCCTCCTGAGTGGGAAGAGTATGTTCGCAAAACCAGGGAACAAGAAGAGCAAGAGAAAGAAGAACTAGACGATAACCGTGGCGTAATTATAATAGACATATGAAAAACAACCTAGGCTATGCCTGCATTAATATGACGCTCTCCGAGCAACCTAAATCTAAACGTATCACAACTAATCGATCAATGATCAAACGAACGTTCAAGGCCAAAGGCTTGCCTTATGCTTCTGAACTGGCATTACAGAACTGTCTCGACCTGCTTACGATTCTTAAGTGGAATGAAAAGCATGACATTCGTTTCTTTCGTATATCATCAGATATTTTTCCGTGGTCTTCTGAGTACAAACTGTCTGACTTGCCAGACTTCGAAGCCATTTGCGATGCGCTGCAAGATGCGGGTGACTTTATCGACGACCATGGCCATCGAATTACTTCACATCCTGGCCCATTCAACAAACTTACATCGCCCAATGAGCAAGTTGTACTCAACACTATTCGTGATCTAGATACGCACGGTGAGCTTTTTGATATGCTTGGCCTTTCGCGCACTCCGTACAACAAGCTAAACATTCACGTCGGCGCGCACTATAACGACAAGCCAATGGCGCTAGCTAATTTCAATCGCAACTATCACCGATTATCTGAAGCTGCCAAGTCTCGCTTGACTGTTGAGAATGATGACAAAGCTAGTTTGTACTCTACCAAAGAGTTGTACGAAGAGGTATATCAGAAGATTGGAATACCTATTGTTCACGATTTACATCATCATACTTTTTGTACTGGCGGTATTGACCAAGAAGAGGCTTTGCTTATGGCAGCAATGACTTGGGGTGACATCAAGCCAGTTGTACACTATTCAGAGTCTCGTTCACGCGAGAAACAAGATCCAAAGATCAGGCCTAATGCACATTCCGATATGATTGTCGACGAGATTAATACTTATGGTTTGGATGTTGATATCATGATTGAGGCTAAGAGCAAAGAATTGGCTTTACTAAATTACCGTCGTGATTATTATTAAATCATGGCACGCAGAACAGGATTTAGAAAAAAACCCAAGGGTCTTAAAAAACTAAAAGAAAACGAAGAGGCAAATAACTATATAATTAACCACGTCAGACATGGGTGTTACGAGGTTATACTTAGAATAAAAGAAAAGTTAGTTTATCTCACAAACTTTCGCAACAAAAAAGCAGCCGAAAGATTTATTGAAGCGCATAAAAATAATATGGTTACAATAGATCCAGAAACTTGTATACCAACCCCAGATTTTAAATAACACGAACGGAGACAAAATGAAATTCAGCCAATGGTATAAAAAGACATTTAACTACAAAACGACAGAAAGATCAGCAGACACAATGCTTTTGACTTTGATCATGTCAGGCTGGATTGTCTCGCTGTCAGTTTATTTGATAACAAATTAAAGACTGCCTCCTTAGCTCAGATGGCCAGAGCAGTTGATTTGTAATCATCAGGTCCACGGTTCGAATCCGTGAGGAGGCTCCAGTAATGCGCAGTAGCTCAGTTGGTAGAGCAGGCGGCTGTTAACCGCCGGGTCACAGGTTCGAGCCCTGTCTGCGCAGCATTTTTTAATACTTTAGGGTCTATATACTGTATGGGCATCGGTTTCAATCACGAAGAGGAAGTAGAGGAAGAATATGTTCCTCTTTATCGAACGGTAATTGAATGTAATTTTTGTGGTGACGATACTTTGATGAATGTTTACAAAGGATATTGCCAGTGTGGCAACTTATATATTTCTGTGAAGGAGTCAGCATCCAAAGTAAGACACAAACCTGAATCAAAATGGACTCATTTTAAAACTGTACATTATAGAAGTGAGCCTCCTCTTATTTACGAAGTACTCATAACCGACGAAGAATAACTAAGCGCCCGTAGCTCAGCTGGATAGAGCATCGGCCTTCTAAGCCGAGGGTCACAGGTTCGAATCCTGTCGGGCGTGCCAAATAACTTTACTTTCTAAAAACGGAGATTATAATATTAATATGAATAAATTAAAACTAAAAACAAATTATAATGTAAATCGTGCTCAATATTATAAAAACGCTGCCTTTGACATTCACAAGGCTGGATATCAAGATCCATCTCAAGATCACGGCGACAGCCGCCAAATTGAAATTTGGGACTATATTCGAAACAATAATCTTTCAGTGCGTTTCGAGCCGAACTACAATTTTTCTGAAAGGCTATACGATATTTCAGAGATTGGCACTAATCCCTTGATCACCAACGCGCAATGTCGGGCCTATCGTCATGATCCTTCAAAAGTTAAGGAGCTTTACGAAAGATTTTATGAAGTGGGAGAAAAACAAAAGCGACCTTCGATCGGCATGGAATTTGATAATATTTTTTATCCCGCTGTCGGTAATCATAGGGCCTTTGCACATGTGAAAGGACAAGCGGAAGGTATGCAGCTTGAATCTCCAGCCATAATTGTTGGTGAATATGATGTTTCAACTGGACGTCCTATCTCAAAAGATCATCTAAGAGTGCATATGCACAAGATATCAATCAAATCAAACAAACAAACTGGTGATGAGACGGAGAAAGAATCGGTAGAAGATTTAGCAATTCAGTTAAAAGTTGCATATGAATTGGAGAAGGAAGTTAATGAAGAGTTGAGTTCTTTTGATTTTCCAGCTCAGAGAGAGTGGGGTTTAGAGTGGCTTTCTGAGAACAAATCAGAAACAAAACAAAGAAAAGGCGCAGCAATAAATCAGGCTTTTAATGAAAGGTATGGTGCGGTTGTGCCTATGCCAAAAGACGAGCAATTGCAATCTAAAATTTGGTCACAACACTTTAAAAAGAATAATGAGCGCTGGGATCCCGATGCAAATAAAGAAAGTCAAAATGATCCACGTCTACAAATCGCGTACGCTACTACATATCAAATGCTAACGCACAGGATGACCCAAGAGTTGCAACAGAGAATCGAGGCAGGTCTTAAACAATACACTCAGATCGAGCTTCTCGTGCATCCAGGCGACAAGGCTACCAGTTTAAAGACTATTGAAAAGCGCAGAAAAGAATGGATAGAGAATTTAAGGAAACGTAATTTATACTTAAGTTTACCGTATGGCATGCCATGTGTTGTTAAGATTGTTTTTACCAGACAGATTGAGGTTGATGGTCACGATACAGAAGCATGGGAATGGAATCATTTAGATGAAAGGTTTGAAAAGGTTGATTAATGAATAAATTTAAAAGAGATATAGAGAAAGCAGAATATGTTATGGCAATTATTTTAGCTATTGTTTCTTTTTCTGCAATTGCTTATGCCGCAAGTGAAGTTTTCATTTAAAAAACTTTACTGTTGCCAGCGTGTTATTATAATATAATATGTACGGTCTCATAGTTTAGTGGTTAGAACACCGGGCTTTCATCCCGGTAGCCGGGGTTCGATTCCCCGTGAGACTACCATATATGCCCTCTTAGCTCAGTTGATAGAGCACCGGACTCTTAATCCGTAGGTCGTAGGTTCGATCCCTACAGGGGGTACTGAGAGAAACAAATGTCAAAGAAAACAGACTTAGAGAATATTAAAAGAATTGTTGAGGAAGAGGCGATTGAAGTATTTGTTGAATACAATGCTCAGTTTGAATTTCATCACTTTTGTAATGATCTGAAGACTGTTTTTGTTTATCAATTACCGGAGACAGAAGTCGAAGTTGATTTTAAGATGACAAAAAACCTTGAGAGAAAACTCAAGGAACTTAGCAAAAGATATACAGTGGGTATTTTTTATCAATCAAAAAAATAGTTTTATTTTTTAGATTTTGTTGCTATAATATTGGTAGCGTGGTTGCCTCAAGGAGGCGGGATATGGGAATGGGGTTTATACAAAAGGAGTTTAAATGCGTGCGGACGTAGTTATTGGTTTACAACATGGGGATGAGGCTAAGGGAAAAGTTACACATTATTTGTGTAAATACAAAGATTATACGCACGTTTTAAGATTCAATGGCGGGTGCAACGCTGGACATACGATCTATCATGAGGGTCGTAAATTTGTAACACACCACATACCAGCAGGTGTATTTTATGGTATTAAATCTATCATAGGTCCTGGCTGTGTTGTTAATGTAGAACAGTTTTTTAAAGAACTAGCGGAATTGGAAGAGGGTGGAGTTAATGCGAAGGGAAAGATTTTCATTGCCAAAAATACTCACGTTATTTCCGACGCTCATGTTCAAGAGGAACATTCAGAGAAGAAGATTGGCACAACCAAAAGAGGAAACGGACCAGCATACCGTGACAAGTACGCTCGCCTTGGTGTACAGGCAAAGGATGTTTCCGCTCTAAAGCCATATCTAATTGATTTATATGAGGAATTCTATAGTATCCCCTGTAGTGTCAACATTCTATGTGAAGGCGCACAAGGTTTTGAGTTGGATATCGACTGGGGAGACTACCCCTATGTAACTTCAAGCCACTGCGGAGTCGCTGGTGCCTTGCTCAATGGTATTCCACACAACTCAGTTGAGGATGTATGGGGAGTGGGCAAGGTATATGAAACCTACGTCGGCGCGAAACAGTTTGAGCCAATCGACGAGCCGAAAGAGAGAGAATTTTTTGCTCGCATGCGTGAGGCAGGCGAGGAGTATGGCGCCACCACTGGACGTCCAAGACAGTGCAATTATTTGAACTTGTCAAACTTGAAAAGATCGATAGCAGTCAATGCTGTTAATAAGTTAGTGCTTAATAAAGTTGATGTTTTGAGATCTTTAGACACTTGGAGACTAATTAATAACGATGAAATAATTTCATTCTCTGGAGAGAATGAGATGCTTGATTTCGTAAAGAAAGAACTATCAGATGTAGATATATATTTTTCAGATTCCAAACACAGGATTTAGCTAAGTTGGAGGTCGTTTCAGTGAAGAGCAAGATATTTCATGAGCGATTGGATTTAATCAACCAAGCAAAGCATAAGTTAACGACCATGCAAAACAAGAATGTGTATACCCTAGATATTGAGGCAATGAGACTGCTAGACGCCTTGTCGAACGAGCTTCAAGAGATTTTGACTGAGAATATTCTTTTACAGAATAAAAACAAAGTTTTATCGGCAAGAATCGAGCGTTTTAGGAGAAAAAAAAGTGCCAAGAGTTTACGTTCCAAACCCGGCAGAGAAGACAATCAATGAAGCGCTAAAAGAGCTTTATCTTTTGAAAACCGCAATAAAAACGGAAAGTGAAGAAAAGATTAGCAATAGAATTGATAAAATAAGACAAGCATTAATGGACGTTGCAGAGGGATTAAAAAATCCTTAACTATAGTTTGCACGTGCATATGATTATATCATGGACATTGGCGATTTAGTCAAGTGGTCAGATTCTAGTCGTAGTTATCTTGTCGGCCACATGGGTGTTATTCTAAGGCTAGAAAGTATAAGTAATAATGAAGGCGCCTGGATACGCTGGCTTACTGATGAGTACGGACCTCAAGAAGCCTGGACGCCGTTAATATGTATTGAAAAAGTATAGTTCAAGCGGAGTATTGATGATGACAAAGACATATATTGTTACACCAGATACCGACATGTCTGATGTGAGGAACATAACCTGTAATACTATCGAGGAATGTGCCGAGGCAGCGAAAGTTTTTTTTCTAACGCCATGTCAAATCATTTCTAATGATGGCACGGAGTCTGCCTCGGTAGAAAAAAACGGAAGCATTAAAAATATCTTAACTAATTCTAGTTCGTAGATATATTTTGATAAATGAAAGTGGGAGACATAGTACAGCCTCGTGTCCGCGCTGATGGAATGTTCACTGATGAATATCGATATGGTGTGATTCTTGATTGTTATGAGGATGATTATGGAATAGTGTACTATGAAATTCATTGGATGAGTGACCAAGAATGGTGGAAGGAAGATGAATTGCGACTTGTTAGCGACGGAAAGAAATAGCTCAGCATTTCCAAAAGTAGGCGATATTATTGGATGCAATGACGGTGATATCGGCGTAGTTATTTCAACTAAAGAAGACCCATATTACTTTTCTAAAGAAAGAATTGTGGTTGAAGCGCGCTGGATTAATGCTGGCCTATGCACAGACGCATGGTGTTCCGAAGATTTCAATACTGGAAAAGAAATGTTTCACATCATCAGCAGGGCATGAAGGTCGGTGATTTGGTGTCGGTACTCTACGAAACAAGACGGTACTATCTTGTTTTAGAGAAGCTAGACGATCATACCCATAGCGAAGATAGGTACGTTTTGTACGGTTTGAGAGACGGTGTTAAGAGACGCATTTTACATTCAGAAATTAAAGTTGTCAGCGAGGCTTGAATGAAGGTTGGCGATTTAGTGAGTCTTAAATCAGGCTACTCATACGAAACTGCTGATAAAAATATTTACTATCGATCCGGCGTTATTATAATGATTGATGAGTACGACACATCTGGCCTATGGTATCAAGTTCAATGGGGACAAGAGAGTCTTTGGCACAGAGCTGGTGATTTGGAGTTGGTAAGTGAAAGTGGGTGATTTGGTTAGAGATTCCGCCGATGGCGACATTGGTATTATCGTGAGTGAACTCCGTAGTTATCCTGCGGAAGTTAATAATAAGCGCGCATATCCCAACGGCCATAAATACGTTATGGTCTCTTGGCCTTCTAATAATCACGAGCCTGTGCAAATGGATATGTTGGCTGTTAAAAATGGCTGGGTGGAGATTGTAAATGAAAGTAGGTGATTTGGTAAAAAACATTCACGGCCTTTACCCTGCGAATGTGGGGATTATAGTAGAGGTGAGCACACCGCAATTAAAAAATTCCAACGCATGCCCTTATAGGGTGCATTGGTTTGAGCACGGCTACGAGTCAGCTTGGATGAGAGCCACATGGCTGGAGAAAATAGATGAATAATGAAAGAATAGAATGTGCTGACGGATTCAGCATGAGTGTACAAGCGAGTAGGTTTAATTATTGTGAACCTCGCATTGATAACGCCGACAAATATGTCGCAGTGGAGATCGGCTTTCCGAATGATTACGAATCTTTGTTGGTCGATTATGCAGAGGACAAAGAAAATTACACTGGTACTGTATATGGGTATGTCCCCTCCGACGTCGTGACTCTGGTTTGTGCCAAGCATGGCGGGGTTGTGAAAGGGAAAATGCCAAATGGAATTCCATATCTGAGTGTGAAATGAAGATCAAAATATGGGGTCGATGTGAACGTTTGGTGGTTTTACGTTTTACTTTGTGCTGACGGTACTTATTATGCTGGTGTGACAACGAATATCGAGAGAAGATTACACGAACACAATCACACCAAGCGCGGTGCAAAATACACTAGAACAAGAAGGCCAACAAAGATTGTTTTGTCGGAGTCACATCCTGATAGATCTTCAGCTATGAGGGCTGAGATCAAGTTCAAACGCCTGAAACGGAAACAAAAAGAAGAGATTGTTAATGAAAGTCGGTGATTTAGTTAAAGTAAAAACAAGGCACTACGGTACAAAACTAGGCGTGCTAGTTGAGAGTTACCATCGTCCCGATTGGCGTGGTGATGAGTGGCGTGTAAAAATGCTGGACCATCTACGTGACGTGCATGCTGCTGGGTGTGATATAGAGGTAATCAGTGAAAGTCGGTGATTTGGTAGAACATAGCGGATACCTTGGCCTCATCATCTGCGCCAATGACTTCGAGACACTGGTAAGATGGCTCGATGACGGTACAGTTGAAGATGCAGACAACTATACTATTGGCCTGGAGGTTGTCAGTGAAAGTCGGTGATTTGGTTGTGCAATTGTGTTGGGAAGCGGACGGCGCAGGTCTTGTAACCAGAATATGGAACGCTGGAGACGGCCATAAATATGCTACAGTTCAGTGGCCAGCAGGTGAGGTAGATATGTATTTGACTCAGTTGAGGGTTATCAGTGAAAGTTGAAGACTGGGAGTGTAATCCAAGAAAAAAATACACCGCGTTGATAGCTTTGAAATCAAAGGTTAAGACCAAAGAGAACCTTTTATCGATAGCAAAAAGAAAAAAACCTTTACCAAAATATATTAGTTCCTATAGTTTTATTGTAACAGACAGCAACCCTACGAAACCAGTTGTAGAAGTTTTAGCAATGGGCAGGTTCTTCAAAGAAGGTTGGAGTCCTAGAAATAAAGTATGGTTGGTTTGTCCTTCATATGAGATTGAAAATGAAAGTCGGTGATTTAGTTAAAGTAAAAGGTCGTCCTGAATATGGTGCTGGCAAAATCGTTAGATTTTATGCTAATCAAAGCACTATTTTAGTTGAGTTTCCCAAAGAGGAGGCGATGATATATTGTGATTATTCAGAGGTAGAAAATCATGAAAAGACCTGAGTGTGTTGAATGTGGAGATAAATTTAATCCTAGACGATTTGCTCTTGGTTATTATACTTGTCTTGAGTGCGGAGATAATGAAGCCGCTAGGCAGATTTTGCACAAATCGCGATGCACAGCGCCAGCATATAACAAGGGCGGGTATATGTACATCACAAGCAAGTCTATGGCCAAGGATGCTGGAAGATGAAGCCAGGAGATAAACTAGTTTTAGTTAGGAAAGAAGGCACAAGTCAAAGCTATTTGCCATATGGATCGATTTGTAGTTTTATTAGCATCTTTGATGTTTATATCTGCCTAGAACATCAAGGTAAAGAGATGTTAATCCATAAAGATCTTTTGGAGCAACTTGATGATGCAGCCGGGTGACTTAGTTTTCCATATTGAAGACGCGAAAGACTACGAAAATCCTCCTCCCGGTCTTATAACTGAGGTCTATAAAATTGGTGATCAGTCCGAGGCTATTGTTTATTTCTCTGATCGTGAGTTTGGAGAGTATCATCTAATAGAAAATCTGATATATGTTGATAGTTGGCTTTACTACAAAGATCCAGTGCCTATGTTTTGATTGTAAGTAGATTACTGGCCCATAGCTCAGTAGGTTAGAGCGCCATTCTTATAAAGTGGGTGTCACGGGTTCAAGTCCCGTTGGGCCAACCACACACGGGCTCTTAGCGCAGCGGTTAGCGCTGTCGGCTCATAACCGATCGGTCCTCGGTTCGAATCCGAGAGAGCCCACCATAATTTTTTACTCACGTATATATGTGAGGAGTGCAATGAAGAAAATTATCTTTACGATTGTGATATCGTTCTTATGTTCAGGTTGTTATCAAAGGATGCCATCGGTTGGCTATACACCTCCTAAAATTCACTACAAGAAAGTTTGTCATCAAGACGCAGACGGAAAAGTTTACTGCAAAACGATAAGCACTTGGGTAAGGTAAGAAATGAGTCTTTCGCATTTTATGTTTAAGCCAAAGTACGGCTTTGAGATCGTTCACAAAGTTATTAGATGTTTTGTGGACGATCATTTGAGATGGCATGATTACGGAGTAGATTGGCACATCAAGCCCCTAAAAAACAAAGAGGGCTGGTATGAATTAGAAGCTAACCCTTCTTATGATGGAAGTGTCTTGGAGGGATTCACTGAAACTAGCTTTAGTGATTTGCCTCTTTCAGGAAAAGAATTGACTGAGGACATGATGATTCTTTTGGTCGAGGCTGATATCGCTTGGAATTTGAATAAGGATCATCCAGAGGATCCAGCCGAATATTGCCT